CCCGGGACGGAAAAGTCATAGGCGGCAGCGTCGCTGGTAACTACATTGCGATCTAGGCCTTGCGCCCTGGCTGCCTCAACTAAGGTTTGGATCCCTTCGTCGTGGTGGCCAAGGCCGAGGGCAGCATGGATCATGTGACCAAGCTGGTACGCCTCTATGTGTGCCGAGTTGTCGGACTTGTGGAGCAGGATCTGGACAACAATGTCGATAAGGCTGCATCCCCAAATGAGGCGATAGCGGCCTTCCTTAATCTTCCCGGGGGAGTGCACCTCGTTCTTGACGTGCAACTCCTTTGGGTCGCTGATACCATACTCACACAACTCTTTGGCCCGAAGGCCGGTGATTCCTTCATCATAAGCGGCAGCTGCGGTAAGGATAATCCTAGTGAGCGCGAAGTCGACGACCTGAACAGGGTCTTCTTTCGCCCACTGCTTCTTCGTCCAGCCGGGCCGATAGCGGTTGCTAGCACCGGCGGACTTATCGTGAAGCCCGGAGAGAGCCTCTTTAAGGCCATCAGTTCCTTTCTCGAGCAAGGTTTCCGCCTTTCCTACGTAGGAACCACTATTCTCATGGCCTTCTGCAAAGCTCGGTTCAAGTGGCGTGCTGTGGTACTCTTTGCTCATTCCCGTAACAGGATTGTGCGGATGTTCCTCACTGGGGCGGGACGCCCACCCGCCTGAAGGCGGTGGCGTGTACTTACTGTTTAATTTGTGGGGCAGCTCGGTGGCATACCCTAAAAGGCTATTATTGTAAATCTCACCTGTATACTCGGCTGCGGTGACTAAGTCGCACTCTTCTTCGTAGTTGAGTGGCGCATCTTTCGCGGCCGCTAGCAGCGCTTGCGCACGCATAGAGGACTTCTGCGCCTCGACGCCTTGCGGCGGAAGCACATACTTCCCCTTGACAACATGCTTTTCAGCAAGCCCACGGAGATCTGCTTGAAAGTCGTTTTCAGGGCCGTTATGGCCCTCTTTGCTCTTCGGTTTGGGCTTAGGATCAGGGTAATGACCAACCTCACGAAAGTAGGGGTCCCCGTACCGATCAGGCATGACTTCAGCGTCGGGTTTCTCTCCTTCTGCATAAAATTTTGGGCAAACATTAGCTTTATATTCTTTGAATTCATCAAGTTTTGGAGATTCAAGAATGCTCTTTAGACGTGTGTGTACGTCAGGGAATTGAGCACAATACCGCCAAATTTCTTTTACGGCATCATCGCCCTCTCCTTGGGCAAGTTTAACCTTCCACTCCAGAATTGCATCGTCAATCGACATTGTTGTTCCGTCAACCTCGACAGACTCACCGGGGCGTTTAAGCCACCCAGCCTTTTCGACGGTTCTCATAGCGCGATTTCGATTGTTAGTCTTAACGTCGGACAACAGCTTGCGCAAAGCAATGCGCCTGCCTTGCTCAATGCGCGCAGCATCGAGCAACTTGTCCTTCGTCACCTTGGCAAGGTGAGGTGGTAACAAGACGAAAGGGGCCTTCGGCAAATTCTCACCGGCTGCCCTCTTCGACAAGTTCTTCAATTCTTCAGGAATCTCCTCATCAAGGGTGGCTATGGGATTTGGTATGTAACGGAACGGCTCAGTAGGGGGCTCACCCCCATTGAGAGTGCGATTAACGCGACCATTCTCTTCAACAAGTGCTTCGTATCTCAAAATATCTTCATGTACCTTCTCAAGTTCAGCAGTGATCTCATCAAACTGCTTTGCATAAGTTGGCTGGTATTTCTTCCGGTCCTCCTCCTGTTCAAGAAGGGTCCTGGACTCAGACGGGTTTTCGGTGGAAGTGCTGCCAAGCAAATAACCTAAACCCATCACGTCAGTTCGTGACGAATTAACGCCGCCAACCGTAAAAGAAAGACCTGCAGAACCAATATTAATACGCTCGAGTAAACCGGGCGTTGCTGGTCCTGAAAACCAGAACCAAGTAATACCAAATTCAGCACACAACTCATTGAGAAGTGCGATCATATGCTCTGTATTCTGCTTGTTCTTACC